CGCCCGTCACATTGGCGTTACCTAACCCCTCGCCGCCGCTATAGCGGCGCATGTTGGGAGACCGATCTGGTACGGAGGATGGCGCTGTGAGCGTCGCCCCCGCATGGGCCGTCACCGCTTGGTTCGACGGAGAAAAATTCATCGTCGAACAGGCCGGCCAAACCTTCCACTTCGATCCATGCGAACCTGCACGGATCACCGCCTTCCTCAAGACCCTCCACGCGCGCGGCGCCACGCTACGCACGTCATACGATGCGGAGGCGGAAGCGCGGCTGCGCTTCGCCGCATCGTGGCAGGAGAAGGGCGCTGAAATTCGTGCTCGCGAAGATGCGCGCAAAGCACGGGAACATGAGGCGCTTTTGCGCCGCGCCTCCAAAGTACAGAAGCGAAGGGACGCGATTAAGCTATTAGCGGAGGTCGGGCTGTGAAAACCGATACTAGAGGAAAACCTTACGCCTCTCTGGCGCAAACCAAAGCGGGTGATTTCCTACAGGCAGATAGTGACTTCTACTCAGACCGAGCAGATGGTACCGACTTCCACTGCATAAGACCCGGACGCATCTGCAGGGTTGAATACCATGAGGCTGGCCTTTATGTTACCTGTGCTAAAGGTAAACATTTCTTGTCGGGCCAACTTCACGAGGACGACGACTCCCTTATAGGATTTTATTCGCCGTGAACCGCGCTGCCACATTCACTCTCGCAGCCCTCATCGCAGGGGGTTCGGCCTTCGCCCTCGTTGCCCGCGAAGATTTCCCTGACCCGACTCTCACGCCGGGTCAGGTTGCCTCTACCAACATCCATGAGATATGTGCCTGGGGATATTCTCAAGCCCATCGCGGCCCCTCACAGCGCGGCGCGGTCTTGCGCCGATATGGAATCACAGGCGTTTTCTACGGAGAAATCGACCATCGTGTTCCGCTCTGTCTCGGCGGCGCGGATACCTTGGAGAACCTGTGGCCCCAATCAGACTTCAAAGCAAAGGACCGTCTCGAATGGGCAACGTGCCGGGCCGTCTGCCAAGGCCGAATGGACCTTGGCAAGGCACAACAGCTTTTTATGGGAGATTGGAGATGAACGATGGCGGGAAAAGTTATCGGCTGGTCTGTAGCCGTGCTGATTGCGCTGTTTCTCGCCTACTGCGGCGGTATCGCGATAGATGCGGTTAGAGGGGAACTCGACACAACGCTATGGGAGATGGATCATGGTTGAGATTAGCAATGCGGAGGCGAGCGCCAACATACTGCGCTTTGCCGAGGAGGGGCGGATTGTGCAAGGGCTTTGGCACGGCAGGCAGGGGCACGACGGGCGCGAAATCGCGTGCCTCTTGGGGGCGATCCACCCGAGCGTGACTAGCGCGGAGGAGTGTAATGGGAAGCTGATGCCGATGTGGCTGGCCAAGCTGACGCCGCTACTGTTCGACAGCATTCAGGCGGTTGAGATCGTGGCCGTGGCGCGGCGATATGGCGAGCTGGTGGCGCGCTGGGGCGGCCTCGCCCCCGAGGCATGGGAGCGGGTCAAAACCGCGTTCCTGATTCGGACGGTTGACGAGGCGATGGAGGCCGCGCGGCCGGTTTCCAAGAGGAAACCGTATTGGCCAGCGGTCGAGGCCGCCTGTAACAACACTAAATCCGCCCTCGAGAGCGGCGATAAGAAGGCCTTGAAGGCGGCGCGGGCGGCGCGGGCGGTGGAGGCGGCGGTGTGGGCGGTAGAGGCGGTGGAGGGGGCGGCGGCGGCGCGGGCGGTGTGGACGGCGGAAGAGGCGGCGGGGGCGGCGGAGGCGGAGGGGGCGGAGACGGAGGCGGTAGCGGTGTGGACGGCGGCGGCGGAGGGGGCGGGGGCGGCGGTGCAGGCGGAGACGGAGGCGGTGTTTTGCCTTCGCCTGTTCACGTTCATCCTAGACCGCATTGAGGCCGAGTGCCCATGACTCCCGACGAACAGGAGGCCCTCTCCCGCGCTCTCTCCAACGACATCATCATCACGTTGCAACTCTCCAGCGGCAACATCGCTGTTTTCAACAGCGCCCGCGCGCTATGCGGCATTGTAGCAGATTGGCGACAAGCGCGGCTGGTGTGGTACGCGCCGCCCAGGAACAGCCGAACTGCAGCCGAACATCGTCCGACTTTAGAGGAGCTTGGGCTATGACCGCCAAGGTTGTCAGGCTTGAAAATCCAGTTGACATCGTGGCAATGCTGCGCGGCGCGGCCGATCGGATCGAGGCGGGTGAGTATCCCGATCTGCAATTCATCACCGCTGTTTTTGTCAATCGAGACAGCAGCTTTATCACTTACGGGTGGGGCCAGATGTCCACTCTGGAAGCGATCGGCTCGCTGGCTCGGGCAATTCGGAGCGATCTGGTAGACGAATGAGAGAACATCGTCCGACTTTAGAGGAGCTTGGTCTAAATGCGCGAGCCAACCCCCGAACAGGCGGCGATCCTCGCCGCCGCCGTCGGCACCACCGACAACCTTCTCGTCAACGCCCTCGCTGGCACCGGCAAAACCTCTACCATCGAGATGATCTGCGCCGCGATCCAGGGCATCCCTATCCTCTACCTCGCCTTCAACAAGCGCATCGTAGACGAGGCCGTCAAACGAATGCCCTCCCACGTCGAGTGTCGCACACAGAACTCCGTCGGCCACCGAGTCTGGGGCCAAGCGACTGGGCGCCGGCTTGTCGTTGCAGCTGACAAGATGCGAACCATCGTCCGCGCCCTCATCAGCGAAATGCCGAAGGCTCACCAAGGTGCCTACTGGGGTGATTTCTCCGACATCCTGAAGTGGTGCCAGCGCGCCAAACGGGACGGCTACGTACCCAAACGATGGGTCGGCCCCTGCCAGCCAGTCATGGACTGGGAGGAGTTCACCGACAGATACGACGACGATATGCCGCATCGTGGCATCTTGGACGACGCTCTCATGCGATCCATCAGCGCGGCCTACGAGGGTGGTATCGACTACGATGACCAGATCTACATGCCCGTCATCTTCGGCGGCCCCTGGCCCAGATTCCCGCTCGTCATCGTAGATGAGGCCCAGGACCTGTCCCCCCTCAATCACGCGATGCTGTATGAGCTGGTATCTAAACGCCTCATCGCCGTCGGCGATCCGTGGCAGTCCATCTACGCTTTCCGCGGCGCTGTCTGTAACGGCATGTCAGCCCTGCACGAGCGCTTCTCCATGACCGATCTCCCCCTCTCCGTCACCTTCCGCGTTCCCAAGACAGGAGTCGAACGTGCCCGATCCAGAGTACCGCATTTCGTTGCGGCCTTGGCTAATCCGGTCGGCGAGGTCACGACCCTCGCCGAGTGGTCCGCCGCCGACGTACCCGCCGAAGCCGCCATCATCTGCAGAAACAACGCCCCCCTCATCTCCTTGGCATTCAAACTTCTGCGCAGCGGTCGCGCTATTAAGTTGGTGGGAATGGATATTGGTGCTGGCTTGGTCCGCACTTTGCGCAAGCTCGGCCCTCTCGATCTTCACGGCGTGGCGCTGACCACCGCCATCTACGACTGGACCGAGCGCGAACTTCGCACCGCACGACGTTCAACCGGCGCGATCTACGACCGCCAGGAATGTCTCTACGCTCTCTGCGAGGGCCGCTCTTCTCTCGGCGATGCCATCGCCAACGCAGAGGATTTGTTCCGCCGCGAAGGTCCAATTCAGCTTCTCTCTGGCCACAAATCCAAGGGTCTCGAGTGGCCCGTCGTGTTCCACCTCGATCCGTGGCGCATTCCCTCAAAATTCGCACGCGCTGGCGAGGTGCTGGAACAGGAGCTAAACGTGAAATATGTGATCGAGACGCGGTTCAAGGAGCGTCTCGTGCTGGTTAACCTGGAGGGGTGGAGACAATGAAAACTGAGACCGAGGCCGACGTGATGGAGCGGGCACACGAGATCATTCGTTCGGCAGCGCCAAGGGCAGATTTCCTACCTGCCGCCATTGCCCGCGCTCTGACCGAGTACGGCGACCAGCGCGCCCGCGAGGCCCGCGACAGTCTGCGCGAGCAGGGCTACTGCGTGGCGTGCGGGGTCTATCATCGCGTCGGCAACTGCGAAGCGGTCGAGAACACGAGACGCGAGGCCCGCGCGGCGGCGATTGAGGAGGCAGCTCAGGTCGTCGAGGAGCATAGCAAGTCTCCAGTCGGCATAACGTGGGGCAAACTAGAGACCGCCATCCGTGCGCTCGTTTCGAGGTCCGAGGGACGGCAGCAATGAACGTCGTCGAAGGTTACTGCCCTGCATGTGGGTGTTGGGCCATGCGCCGGCACGGCCTCGCCGGAACGACTGGCGTGACCGGCGTAATCTGCACTAACTGTGGCTCGGATAGGTACATGGTTGTTTCTGAGACCGTGTGTAATATTCCAAAGGTGGAGCAAGCGCAAGCTGCTGTCTATGACATAGCACAAGCTATAAAAGCGGCCGTCGAAGGAGATGAGGGGTGAGTTGGCGCCGCCCAACGAGACATGACGATTTTTATTGACAACGTGTACACATTCGGGCATCATGTACCGGATGACAACATCGTACAGAGGACATCAGATGACCGCAATCACTATCCAGGGCTACAAGTTCGAGGTTCCCGAAGGCGCGATCGCTTCCATCGTCGTCGGCTATACCCTTCAGGAAGAGGGTGAGGTCCACGCGCTGCGCCAGACGAAGCTCGAAAACCTCCGCAATAACTTCGCAGCGAAGGTCAAGGCGAAACTGAACGGCGCCGAGACTATTCCCGACGACGATCTCGCTGCGCTCCAGTCCGAGTTCGGCGAATACGCCGTCGCGTACAAATTCGGCCTCCGTGCTCCCGGCGAAGCCCGTCAGAAGCTCGATCCGGTCACCCGCGAGATGCTCAAGCTCGCGAAGGACGATTTCGCCAAGGCGTATTACGCCAAGTACGGCGAGAAGGCTGACAAGGAACTCGTGGCGGCTCGTGGCGAGGAGCTGATGGACAAGCGGCGTGACGATTACCAGAAGCGCGCGCGTGCCATCCTGCGTCAACGCGAGCAGATCGCGACGGACACTCTAGAGACCCTTGGTCTCTAGGGTTCGGCGGGGGTTTCCCCCAGGTTAACCCGTCGAGGGGCCAAGGCCCAACCCGGCCTTGGCCCCTAACGGAGGTTCACATGCCATCCAAATCTCCTAAGCAGGCCCGCCTTATGGCCGCTGCTGCCCACAATCCCGCCTTCGCCAAGAAAGTCGGCGTCCCCGCCAAAGTGGCGAAAGAGTTCAATCAGGCCGACAAGGGCACCGGCATCCTGCGTAAGCGGAGGAAGAAATGAAGCTCTGGAAAATAAGCCAGACCGCCCATGAAGATTGGGATACCTATGACAGCGCCGTTGTGGCAGCAGCATCGGAGGATGCTGCTCGAGGAATTCATCCTGGAATGGGTGGTGACTGGGACAACAACGCACGGTGTTGGGCCTCCGAGAGTAGCGGCTATGGCACCTGGTGTCGAACGCCAATCCTCGTCAAAGTCGAATTGATCGGGGAAGCCGTCGAAGACACACCTACCGGCGTAATTGTTGCCAGTTTCCACGCCGGTTAAATGGCTCGCCGCGGCCGTCCCCCAAAGGGCTTCACCGTTGACACCGACTTGCCGGAGCTTCTTGAGATATGGAACCGCGCTACCGCCTCGCCCTCCGGCATCGCCATCGCGTCGTCGCGGCCAAACCGCCTCGCGCAGAAGCTGTACTACGCCCGGCGCGAGTGCGGCCACAACGCTTATGATGGCTGGACGGTAGTTGAACAGGAGGATGAGGTATGGATACAACCGCGCTGAGGGTCCCCTAATGGAACGCCTATCTCACCACCACATTCTCCTTTTCCACGGCGACTTCGACCGCCTCACCGAAATCTACCACATCAAGAAGCCCACCGTCGTAATTCGGGAACTCGTGCGTAAGCATATCGAGGCGGTTGAGGCTAGGCTCGCCGAGCGCGAAAATGCCGGCTGAGCTGCCCTATCCGTGGGAGATAATCCGGCGGAACTTTCGCCGCGAGGTAGACATAATCGTGCGCGGAAGCCTCATTGCAGTGTATCCTCCCCGAAAGCACCCGCAGAAGGCCGTCGTAGGCCGGCACTATAGGAGACCACCATGCCCGACGAAGTATCCACCATTGCCGAACTTTACGCTCGCGACCCCTTTGAACTCTCAGCTCTCGACATCGACCGCATCATCGAGTACTACGCGGCCCGTCGGAAAGAGTTCGCGCTGACCGGGAAGGGTGGTCCGCGGATCGAGAAGCCGCAAGCGTCACTCGACGATCTTGGCCTCTAAAAGGAGAACCCCGACGTGGCTGACCTGCTCACAGAACTAATCGAGTTCGATTACTCCGAGATTCCAGAAGAGCGCCGCCCCCGATCAGGAAATCATTGGCGCTGCAACGTCTGTGGGAAACATGCTGCTGATAAATATGGCATTATCGGGCCACATTCTTCTATGTGGGACGAAAGTTGCATGATGCACGCAGACGAAGTACCCCTCCTTATAGGAGGAGCCCGACGTGGCTGAATCCCCTTATCTCCCCGACGGCCGCCAGTGGGCATGGTCCGCATCCCACCTGTCCCTCGCCAAAGACTGCTGGCGCAAATACTTCTACGCAACGCGGCTGAACCTTCAGCGCCGCGACCTCTCGGTCGATCTGATCTTCGGTAAGCACTACGCGAAGGCGCTGGAAACGTACCACAAGCTGCGCCTGATTGAAGGGCTCGACCACGATGACGCCCTCCACAACGTCGTTTTCAGGGCCCTATGTGACACCGCCGGCTGGCACCCCGAACACAACTTCAAGACCCGTGAGAACCTAATCCGCTCCATCATTTGGTACCTCGAACAGTTCAAGGACGACCCATGCAAAACCGTGGTCCTGGCGGACGGTCGGCCCGCCGTCGAACTCCCCTTTCGTTTTCAGCTCACCGCGGATTACGTCTTGTGCGGGCACCTCGACCGTATCGTGGAATACGCGGGTGGCTTGTACGTTCAGGATCAAAAGACGACTGGAGCCACGCTCGGTGGGTATTACTTCAAACGCTACAACCCCGACGTACAAATGTCGCTCTACAGCGTTGCCGCCAAGGTTGTATGGCATACGCCAGTCCAAGGCGTCATGATAGATGCGGCTCAAATCGCTGTCGGCTTCACAAGGTTCGAGCGTGGCTTCTCCTACCGCACCGATGAGCAGCTCGACGAGTGGACCGCCGACACGCTGTACGTGATCGAGGATCAGGAGCGCGCCCGCGACGCGGGATGGCCTATGAATGACGCCGCCTGCCAGAAGTACGGTGGCTGTCAGTTCCTTGAAGTGTGCTCAAAGTCACCGCAGGTCCGTAAGGACTTCCTTGCGACAGGGTTTGTCGAGAGCGACTACTCTCCGTTGGAGGCACGCTGACATGGACGAAGAAGCAGCTATCGTGATAGTTGGGTGGATGGTATGTATTCCATTCGCTGATCAAAATTATGCTGTAAAAGCGGCAGACGAAACAGGATTTATCTACCACCTTAGACCAATGTACAAGGACGGCTCTTTAGGAGAACCGAAATTTTCCAATGAGGCACGCTGACATGCCTAGCGCCGCCGACCACCAATCCGCCCACCTTCACAAGCTCCTTTACATCGGAGACTCAGGTACCGGCAAAACCACATCCCTCTTCTCGCTCCTCCAGGCTGGTTACCACCTTCGCATCTACGACTTTGACAACCTCCTTGACCCTTTGATCGCCCTGACACGTGGCCGCGCTCCCGAACTCCTGTCCCAAATCGAGTTCATGTCCTTCCGCGACCGCATGAAAGCGACTCCTTTGGGCCCCATAATCGACGGCCAGCCCAAAGCCTTCATCGAGTCCCTCCAAGCCTTCGACAAATGGGAGGACGGCTCCGACCCCTCCAAATGGGGCCCTCGCCACATCGCGGTCGTGGACAGTCACACGACCCAGGCACGCGCAGCTTATTTCTGGGCGCGCGGGATGCAAGGGGCTGCGGGCCTACCCGAGGGCATCTCGTCGAAGGGCATCGAGCCCCGCGCCATCTTCTTCACTGCCCAACAGGCCGTGATGAACACCATCGCCCTCCTAACAGGCGAGCAATTCAACACCAACGTCATCGTCATAGCGCACGTCAAATATCTCGAACACAGCGGTAACACCAAGGGTTTCCCACTCTCGGTCGGTACCGCCATCTCGCCCGAAATCCCAACCTATTTCCCTTCGGTCGCCTTGGCGACGAAGTCGGCCTCCGGCAACCGTGTAATCCGCACGAGGTCTACCTTGATGATAGACCTCAAAGACCCCAAAACCTTCGACCCGACCTACGCAGATGAGCTGCCGATGGACACGGGCCTTGCGGAAATCTTCAAATGACCATCCATGAATTTCTCCAGCTTAAGTGGAAGCCACCCAACGATCTCGACAAGATAGTTGGGTTGGTTCAAGCCCCCAACAAAGTCATAATTGTAACCGAGCTGTTCATTTATGGTTGTTGGGCTGCCAATGACGGCAAACCAGTTATATATCGACTAACCCCCTACTAAGAAGAAACCCCCGGCAACGCCGGTTCCTCTTACCAACGGAGTTTTCCATGCCCACCTTTGAAGAAATCGCCAACATGCCTGCGGCTGACATCAAGCCCCCGCCGCTCCTTCCCCCTGGCACTTACCTCGTCGGCATCATCGGTATCCCCGAACTCGTCAAATCCACCCAGAAGCAGACCGATGGCGTCGCGTTCAAGCTGAAGTTCTTCCAGGCCCGTGACGACGTGGATCGCACGGCCCTTGCCGCTACCCTCGAAGGAGGCGGGCGCGCCCTCACCGACTGTGAAATGACCGACACGTTCTGGGTCACCGACAAGTCGGCCTTCATGCTCAAGAACTTCCTCGTCGATGCAGTCGGAATCGACGACGGCAAGGGAAAGAAGCCGCTGAAGCAGATGTGGACGGAAGCAGCCGGACAGCAGTTCCTGGCCCACATCCGACACCGCCCTCGCACCGACGGCACCGGCCTCTTCGCCGAAATCGACAGCCGCGCCAAGGCGGTCTAACACCAACGGTAGGGGGCGAAAGCCCCCTGCCAAGGGAGGTTCCATGCCAAGCGGCACATTCTCATCCTGTCCTCTCGACTTCATCGCCATCCCGCCCCGACAGCGCCAACGGCCCAACTTCTTGGCAGGCCTCGACCGGCTCGCCGACTCCATATCCCGTCTCGGCCTTCTCCACCCCATCGTCATAACCCGCGAGCACGTCCTAATCGCCGGCGAGCGCCGTCTCGAAGCGTGCCGCTCTCTTGGCTGGACCAACATCCCGTTTCAGTACGCCGACGAAACCGATCCGCGACTGCTGAAGTGTATGGAACTCGAAGAGAACACGCGTCGCAAAGACCTCACATGGCAAGAGATCAACGACGCGATGGCCGAGGCATACGCGATCTACAAGGAACTCGAGCCCGAGGCGACGCAGACGCAAATCGCCGAGCGGATGGGGGAGGATCAAGGGAACCTGTCAGCTCACTTACTGGTGAAGGAGGAGCGAGCGCGCAATCCTGCACTCTCGCGCGAGGATACCTTTCGGACGGCGCGCGATCGTTCACAGGCAGCTGTGAAGCGGCGGGCCGCCGATGAGGATATGAACATTAATGGACCGTCCATGAATGGATATACACCCTCTGTGCTTTGCGAAAATTTTTTTAGCTGGGCCCCACAGTACAGCGGCCCCAAGTTCAACCTCCTTCACTGCGATTTTCCCTACGGCATAGATTCCCAAAATTCGGCCCAAAACGCCTCTGGCTACGACGACAGCATGACGGTTTATATGGAACTCATGAAGTGCCTCGCTGTCAATCTCGACAACTTCTGCACACCGTCAGCCCATATGATTTTCTGGTTTTCGCCCGGCCGTTATTCTCTAGTATGGGAGAACCTTAAGCTCCTTGACGGCTTCGTTTGGGACGAAGTTCCGCTCGTTTGGTTCAAATCAGATAACGCTGGCATAATCCCCGATCTCCGCCACCGACCACGCCGTGTATACGAGACCGCCTTCTTTGGCTGGCGTGGAGGACGCGAACTCTTGCGCGTGCGCGCCAACACCTTCGCCGCACCGACAGAACGCCAGAGGCATCCCCATGAAAAATCCGAAGAAGCCCTCCGACACTTCTTCTCCATGTGCGTTGATTCCACAACGAGACTTCTCGATCCCACTTGCGGATCAGGTTCTGCGCTCCGTGCAGCGAAGAGTCTCGGGGCAAGCACCGTCCTCGGACTCGAGCGAGACGCCGGTTATGCCGACGAGGCCCGGCGCAGTCTCAGTGGGGGTGGGATCGGATTACGAGACGGTCAGGTTGACTCTTAACGGGCCTGATTTTGGATTAATGAAAGAGCTGATGCCCCGCGAGGCTGTACAGTTGGCGCACCGTATCCTCCGCGAAGCTGTCATTCTCCTGTGACCCGCATCGTCATCATCGGGGAAGCCTGGGGCCGTGACGAAGCTCCTCTGCGTCGCCCCTTCATCGGCGCATCAGGGCGCCTCCTCAACCAGCTTCTCGAAGAGGCCGGCCTCCTCCCCTTGGGCAGCGCCCGCCGCATTTCGCCCGCTTACAGTAACTTCCTCCATCACGTCAGGGATGAAATCTATGACGCCGCAGGAATCCACCTTACGAACGTACTTAATCTCCACCCACCCGGTAACAAGATCGTCGATCTATGTGGTCCTCGATGGGGAAATTTTCCGCCTATCAGACCAGGAAAGTACCTTCGTGAAGAGTTCACTTCAGAGATCGATCGGCTGCAATCCGAACTCGTCGATCACAAGCCTAATCTTATTCTCGGACTTGGAGCAACTAGCGTATGGTTTGGGCTCGGCACTTCGCAGATTGGGCGCTTTCGGGGAGCGATTGCTCCCTCGAGTTATGGGAAATTTCTTCCAACATATCATCCAGCGTTCTTGCTTCGTGGAGCCTGGGACCTCCGACCTGTCGTAATCCAAGACCTTTTCAAAGCCGCCTACGAGGCCGATTTCCCCGAGGTCCGGCGTCCCGCCCGTACCATCTACGTCCCCGAGACCCTTGACGAGATAGAGTTCTGTCTGCGCGAGTGCGCGCTTGCGTCGCGCATCTCGATTGACGTGGAGACGGTCGCCGACCAAATAACCTCCATCTCCTTCGCATGGTCGTCCACAGTATGCTGCGTCATTCCTATCTTCAAGGGCGGTTACTCGTATTGGCCTCATGATGAGCCCGCCGTCTGGCGTTTCATCGCGCGCTTTTGCGCACTCCCTGCGCCGAAGGTGGGCCAGAACTTCATCTACGACATGCGGTTTTTGTGGGAGCGGTACGGTATCACAGTCCGCAACGTCGCCGACGACACAATGCTGCTGCACCACGCGCTGCAGCCCGAACTCCAGAAAGGTCTAGCTTTCTTGGGCAGTATCTACACCAACGAACCTTCCTGGAAACCACGCTACTCCAAGTCAGGGACGGTGAAACATGAAGATGCCTGACACATTCACCCTTCAGGGGTTGATGGACGCCGAGGTATGGTGTCGAGACCCCCTCAACATAAACCATTGGCTCAACGTAGTCGGTACGAGAAAGGCAGGTCGCCGTGTCGAATACACCCCTCGTGATAGTCGAGAGCCCCTACAGCGGGGACGTTCCCCGGAACATGGAATACCTCCGAAAGTGTCTCCGTGACTGCATCATGCGGGGTGAGAGCCCTTACGCCTCACACGGCCTGATTTCGGGTGCCCTTGACGAGGCGACGGAACGCCAGCGCGGCATCGAAGCCGGCTACGCATGGTGGCGGGTCGCCGACAAGGTAGTGTTCTACACAGATCTTGGTTGGTCTCGTGGGATGGCCGCCGCGATGGATCGGCTGCAGCGCCAGCCGACCTTCATGCAGGACGGCTACCCGAAGCTGCCGTTTGAGATAAGGAAACTGCCGTGCACGAACAAATAGAAAGCTATGTTGGACTTGATGTTACAGAAGAAGAACAGCTTAAAAATATGTTAGCGATGTTAACGCTGGACGCCCTTAAAAAACGAAATCTAATAACCTTCCGTGTTGTTGGTAAGGGTAAGGATAAATGGCGCCGTGCAGTAATTCGACTCGTAGTCGCCCCATGAAGATCATCCAGACCTCCGACCTTACCCCTTCTCTCTACACCACCCTCATGCAAGAGTTCGATGTCCGCAACGGCATCGACACGATGGTCACCTACGAAGTTCTCGAGGCCTTGCTCCCGCAGCTAACCCCCGTCACGGCCGCGACCTACGCCTTCTCCCGTTCTTTGCAGGGCCCTATCCTCGAAATGAATATGCGCGGCCTCCGTGTTGACGAGGAGCGCCGCCAACAAGTCCTCCAAGAGTATCGCCTCGGCGTCATCCGTCTCACCGACAACCTTAACCGCATCATCCGTGAGGGCATTGGCTGGCAGTTCGAGATAACCAAGAACCGCAAATATGGCTGGCCCTCTGACGACCAGCTCAAGACCCTGTTCTTCGACGTGCTCGGTATCCCCGAAATCCGTAAGCGCAACACGCAGGGCGAGATGACCCGTACGGTCGATCATGATGCCCTCGAAAAACTGGAAGGGTACTTCTATGCAGAGACTATCGTTCGACATATCATCTCTCTCCGAGAACTCGGAAAGAAGATTTCTTTCCTTTCAACTTCAATCGACTCCGATGGACGACTACGCACTAGCTTTAATATTGCAGGTACTACAACAGGACGACTTGCTTCTTCGTTTTCGGATTTCGGGACAGGAACCAATTTACAGAACGTCGAAAATCTCCTCCGATCCATCTTCGTCGCCGACCCAGGATACAAATTCTGCAACATCGACCTCGAACAGTCCGACGCCCGCGCCGTCGGTGCCATCCATTGGAACTTGTTCCGCGATAGCCGCTATCTTGACGCTTGTGAATCAGGTGATCTTCACACTTCCACTGCCCGATCTGGATTTCCTGCGCTTAACTGGAGCGGCGATCGTAGTGCTGACCGGCAGCTTGCTGATACTAAGTTTTACCGTGAATTTAGCTATCGTGATGCTAGCAAGCGATTGGGTCATGGAACGAATTACCAGGGGCAACCCGACAAAATGGCCCGTGCCACCCACATCCCCCTCGCCAACATAGTTGCCTTTCAGCGTGCCTACCTCGCCCAGTTTCCCGCCTTCCCGTTGTGGTGGGAATGGGTAGAGCACCAAGTCCGCGATGTCCGTCGCATCGTGTCGCTGACCGGCCGCCAGCGCTACTTCTTCGGGCACCCGCGCGACCCTGAAACGATCCGCAAAGCCGTCGCGTACGAGCCTCAATGCGTCACCGCCGACGTAATCGACCGCGGCCTCCTAGACGTGTGGCGCGGCAACTTCTGCCAGCTCCTCCTTCAAGTTCACGACTCCATTCTGTTCCAGTTTCCTGCCGACCGCGAGGACGAGATTGTGCCGAAGGCGTTGGCGCTCGTGGAGCAGACGTTCCACTTAAAAGACGGCCGCGACTTCGTGATACCCGCAGAGGCCAAAGTTGGATGGAATTGGTCAGACTTTCGGGCTGACCAACCAGACCCCGACGCACTAAGGAAATTCAATGACACAGACAGACCGCGGCTCCGCACCAGAAAACCACAAAGTGTGCTTGACAGACTCGGAGCGTGCATTAGCTAAATTAGCTGCAGCCGTAATAAGTTGGCATGGCGGAGTAATGACCTTTGCCCAATATGACGAAGCTATGTATAAAATAATGTATTTTGCCCCGCTGAACTGGGTATGTGGTTGGGGTAACGGTACACTCCATAAAATGAATAATGATAAGCTGTGTGTTTTTGCTGCATGTGCGATGAATCTCGTCACTCAACAAGGTTTTGTATATAGAATTGTTGAATAAAATGTCGGTCCATGTGTTACCCGTCGCACGAGAAGGCCGGAAACTTCAGTCATGGATCGCTGGCTTTCTTGAACTGACCGAGCCCCTATGGTCTACCGAACCGTTTCGGTTGTGGGCCGCCATATCGGCGGTCGGCGGTGCGCTAGAGCGCAAGGTATGGATACGGTCGCAGGGTCGTAACATATTCCCTAACCTTTACGTCTTTCTTGTCGGCCCTCCAGGCTCCGGAAAGACCCTCGCCGTAGACGTATGCTCTGACTTGTGGGCCATGCTGCCCGACCACAAGCTCGCTCCGGTCAGCCTTTCCAAAGCATCTTTGATGGACGAGGTGGCCGCCGCCAGCCGCATAGAGCCGCAACTCGATCCATCCTCTTTCAACAGCCTTCTCGTCGCATCCAAGGAACTTGGTGCCCTAATCCCCAACTACGACTCCGACTTCTTGAACGCCCTTACATTCCTCTACGACTGCATCAAGTACGACGAGAAGCGGCGCGGCAACAAAGAGTACCTCATCATCGAGCGCCCGCAGATAAATCTCATCGGATGCACAACACCGAGTTACCTCCTTGACACGATGCCTGCCGGAGCTTGGGATCAAGGTTTCTTAGCCCGCGTCATCCTCGTCTACAAAGACATTGTGGGGGAACGCAAACTCAACCTCGACGAGGAGGAAACCCAAGTCAACCCCTCACTGATGCGCGCCCTTGAGCACGACATTCAAACAATCGGTAATCTAGTCGGCAAGATGAAATTTACGTCTGAGGCAGCGCGGCGGATTAGTGACTGGGCTGATGACAAGGAGGGCCGTCCAGCCCATCCACGCCTCCAGCACTATGTCACGCGCCGTCCCGTTCACGCTATTAAGCTCTCGATAATCGCGTCAGCTGATCGCGGCAACGACCTTCTCATTACAGTCGAGGACGTTAACGCTGCGATCGACTGGCTCACCGCCGCTGAGATCGAGATGCCAAACCTATTCCTGGCAATGAAAACTGGTGGTGACGCTAATGTGGTCGCCGAGCTTATGCACTACTGCATGAACCTTCATGTTCGTGCCGAACAGGGTGCAGTCCCGATGCACTATCTTTATGAGTTCTTGCAGAACCGCGTCCCGTCGTACCGAGTAAATGCTATCATTGATATGATGGTAAGATCGGGCTCGATCAAGGTAGATGTTGAGAAGGGCGTGTCGATGGTGACACCAAGGCCGACGATCTACTGAAACTTTCTAAGTTTCAATTCCTGCGCCTTTGCCCAAATGTCGTTGTCACTTCCCACCGACTGGATACCCAGTTCTATGCGGGCCGAGTGACGCGCCGTTCCGATAAGGCTATCAATCATTTTCAACTGCATACCCAACGGTAATTGCCGCGTTGAGTCCCGCATAGCATCAAGCAGTTGTTTCGACAACTGCCCTGATCGTTGTTCCAGGTTGTGGAATTGATCTTCGGTCAGCCGAACCCCGCCTGCCATCGAGCGATCTAATCGTCCCGGTCCCACACCAATTTGAGCGAGCCATTGTGCCGTAGGATCACCCGCGTAGCGGTTGAAGTTGACCCCCCGCGATGGGATAGGCTCTCCGAACATATCTGGTCTATTGGGAATGTCCCAACTCGTGACAGGCATACGCGCCCGCAAATCCTGAAACATCCCTGCCAGTCCCGGTTCCACTTCCTTCGAGTACGGATCGAGTATATGCCTATTCGCCTGCCCCAAGAACGAACTGTATGGAATCGCCCCCAACGCGATACTGTTGAGGTAACGCGGCGCGTTGCGGCCAGGATCATGGATTGCGTCGTTGAGGTTTGCAACGTCTCGGAAAAAACCTTCATCAAGTACGGTTCGCAGCGTGGCTTGCATATATGCTACTGCCGCCTTTCCTAAGTCATCATCCTTTGTAAACTCTCGTGTCTCCCATAAGTCAGCTGCGAGTTGCAGCAGCTTGCTCGGGTATCCAAGTCCTGCTATAGGCACCTGCAAGTTTCCAATTGTCATGCTGTTGGGTTGATTATTAAGCAGCCATTCACTGCGTTTCTTAGGGTCCGTCGGGCCCGCCCCTGTGATACCCCCGCTAGCCGCCCAGAGCAGTCCACCCCCAAGCAGTCCAGTCCCAAAGATTACCTTTCCCCAAGCCTCATCAAAAGCCGCCCCGCTACCGCGCATCAGCAACTGATTCCGCATTTCCTGTGACCCAAAAGCCAGCGGCGTGCGCTTTACAATGGATTCCCGTATCTGCTCGAACGCGATTTTCGTAAACGGGAACATCAACTTAGCCATCACGTGAGAGTCGGTCCAACGCGCCAGCCCTGCTTGATATGTACCGAACTGCGTCTTGCGCTGGAACATGGAGGTATCCGCCACGTCACGCGCACGTGCCGTCATATCTGCTGTGGGATTGGTCCGAAGATCAGCTACGCGCTGCGCTAGTGCATCCCCTGACAACCCTTCATCTAGTCCTTGCCGCATCGTAAGTTCGTATAACGCCTGCGTATAGAACTGCACGCGTCCCATCTGATGAATGCCCGCCACAAATTTGAGAGGTTGCCCAAACGCTGTTGTGACGGCAGGGCCAAATGGCGAGTTGCCACCCCACGGATTAGAGGTAGTCGTGTCACCTGGTAGAGGTATTTGGTGGCCAGCGTGATATGCTTCAAGGGCCGGGCGCACGCCGTCCCATGCGCCGCGCGCCAATGATTCAAACCCGGCTCCGGCTTCCCGCATGTATGCCCGGTCGCCCGTCCCACCCAACGTACGCACCGCCCCCACCGCGCCCGATATGCCCGCTTCCACCGGCTGCAGCAACACCCGCAAGTTATTCCCGATCACATACCCCACGTGCGTATATAGCCCCGATAGCCACGCGTTGATTGCCCACCATGTCACCGCCCGACCAATCGGCCCCATCGTCGGGGTTGTATTTTTAACCAGCTGATTCAGTTGTCGTGGTGTCGGCAGGTTCTTACCCTGCGCCGCCATCTGCAAAAGCTCGTCGTAGGACCGCCCCGTGTTGCGCTGCAACAGCGTATTCAAATCGGCGTTTGTATCCAGTGTCTTATTTAATTCACGAAGCGCTCTACCAGCGTGGCCCCATTCCGAGGTGGATTGCTTGATCTTGCCCATTATCATTTCAAGGCGCGTAATCGCCTTTGCCAACTCCAGCGGATTCCCGCTCTCTGACGCCTCTATCATACGTGCCCTGACATCTGCGGATGATTGCAGTATCAACCGTTGCGCCGACGCTATCTCCTCAGCCGTATATGCCTGTCCTATCCGATTAACTTCAAGCTGCGAAATATCCATCCCCAGCGAGTCGGCCAAGTCCAACAGCTGCGCCTGTGTTGCGCTGCCCTTCTGGTCACCTACCGAGTCTTTGTTGTACGTGGTCGCATCCCTGATGGCTTGGTCAACGTCTTGGGGGCTGTCGAGGGACTCGAGTTTGAACTCGCCGGACTTGCTGCGGAGTCGGGTTTCACCGCTTGCGGCGAAGGGCTCGTTTGGGCCGACGGGGACATTGCTTTCAGCCTTAAAAGTAGCTCCGCTTGGGCTGACCTCTGCAGGTTTTTCAAGAGGGTTCTCTCCATCGGCGACAGCCATTCTTCCATTGTCGCCTGATTCAGGTACGCTAGTTCCTGTCTCGTCGATTGGAGGCGTTCCTCCGGGCTTGGTCCCCCCTCCAGTTCGGGCGGCTCTAGCTCTACGTCGGGCATTTTCTATCTCCGGTCTAAGCATCGCGGCGACACGATCTCGTTCGGCAGCTTGCTCGTTAGCAAGTTTCAATATATCTTCTGGAGTAGCCGACGTAGCGCGTTCGCCGCGCGAGATCGCCGCGAGATCGGCCTCGTGAACATCAGCGAAGTTAGCCGATACGTTACGCTCCGGCGCGACCACTGTCTCATCGCGCGGCGTTGCCAGAAGGCGATCATAGACGCCTCGTATCTCATCGCTAATCGGCGCGCGCAGTCGCGCCACTGTCTGGTAAATCGACGTGAGCCAGTCACGGAACTTTGCGAATACCCCCGCAAGGCGCGCTGTCGGCGCGACACCCTCCATCATGTACCGCTCAAACCCACGTGCTATCAGTTCATGATTCGCGCGCGTTGGCCGGTCTCCCTTCATCTGAAGCCATGCCTTCACGGCGTTCACGTCAGCAATTAAGTCAGCTGGAGCCAGTGGATGCTGTGCATCTTTCAGAAGCTCCTCAAACCAACCATGCGCCATCTCGTGTAGAAACGTCGAGGCGTCAGCGCTCTGCATAAGCCGTATCGTGTTTGTCGAGAGTGTCAATGCACCGCGTTGTGAACCTTCTGCGCCCTCAATTGTCGGGGCATCACGGTCGTATAGTTCTCGTGCGCTGCCAAGCGCACCCTGGAACCGCGCAGCACGTGCCTCATAGTGGGCTTGTTGCAACGCGCCAGCGTAACGTGCCTCTTCGGCAGGGCGGCCCGCTGCCTGGAGGTCGCGTGCCACTTCGGCGGCGATGGTGGGGCGCCGCTGGAGAAGGTTGAGGACGTTAGGAGGCTCGGCTGCTGCCGCGGCAGGTGTCATTACAGATTCGGATACAGGTTCAAGAGCCGCTTGCAGCTCCGGCATTGCCGCCCGTGCGTCTCGATACGCCCCTGCTATTTCCGGCGATACCTCTAGCAGCCGTTTATCTGTCGCCGCGATGACACTCTGCAATTCTGCTGGCGATTCTTCCAATGACTCTTTAATACTGTTAAGCGTATTGCGTTGATGCAACAGCGCGTCATACTCTTGAAATGCCTCAGGGGCAAGCCGCCGTGCTGCCTCATTGATGTCTGTTGCGGGCGTAAGCGTCGTCGGTTCCTCCGGCATCGCCGGTGAGATAACCTCCTGAGTCGGCGGGTGTTCCTGTGAGGGCGCAAATGCCTGTCGTGCAGTCTCGTTCGGAGACATACCCGGATAGCGCTCATCCGTTATCCCTAACTCGTGGGCCGTTCTAAGGGCCTGACTCATCGCAGGTGGATGCGGCGCAAGGCGTAACAGTCCACCTTCTGGTGAGGCCTCCATACCAGCCGAGGCGGCCCCGCCAACAGCCCCAACAAACCCACTCATCTCGGCCATGCCGCGCGCTACGGAATAAGGTCCGCGCAGCAACAAATCGGCTGCCATATATGCAGGCCGAATTACCGTTTCATTAAACTCACGCAGCGTGCGCGTGGCCGCATCGGTGCCCTCTTTATGCGCATCAAGGAGACCTCGCTCCTTCATCCAGGCTTCGGCCTCGGGATCAATCTGACCGAGCGGCCGTGTACCCCAACCATTCCTAAACCCCATCTTAAACTTATCGAGGTCATGTTCTGGTTGGCTAAAAAGGAAGTCGTAGATCGACCCACCTAAACTCTTGTGTTCGTAAACAGAGCGTGGCCCAAGAAACTGATCTACAGTCTGTTCAGGCGGTGACACCGGCGTATTCTCATACGCCGCGCGCGGCCCCAAAAACTCATCTACAGTCGGTCGGTCGCTCATCTTACAGGCGCCTCCGGATTTGCCTTTATGCCACGCCGCAGCGCCTCAGCCTTCCCTAAGTCATAGTTCTTTATATCTTTCGGGGCATTTGTCCTAACCCAATCCTGTAGCTGCTTATCGGTCAGCTTGGTTAGATCAACCGGGCCGCCGTTTGGAGTGGGCGGCACCGTCATACGCTCAGTCATTGGACTCAGGTAATGTCCCGACTTAAGGTTTTCCTCTGCCCCAAGGAACTCCTTGCTGCTTGAGTCGAACAGTGGTCCCGTATCTTTACCGGCGTTCTGGTAATCCTCGATCTTTTTGTTCATATTCCTGATGAAGTTATACATACGAGCCAAGCGCGGTGGCACACCCGCATTTTTGGAGTCGTTGGCGTCCAACATATCTGAGCCCTCGCCCAAATGTGGCCCCATAATCTGGGGCCTTACCGCTTCCAACAGTTCCTTCTTGGTCTGCGCTAAAGTTTCGTTACCAGCAGCACGTCGTGTCAACAAATCAGTTTTTATAAACCCGTAGTCGTGCTCGTTTATTTGCTTAGCGAGATAAGCCTTTCGAGCAGACTCTGGTGTTGCCGGAAGGCGATCGGCATTATCTTCGGGAAGATCCATCCGACGCATTATCTCAACCGTGTTCGCCTTCGAGACGCTTTCTGGCGGGTCAACCATATTCGGCCTAAACAAAAAGGCCGTCATAGTCCGCTTGCCTTCAGCCGTCAGATAAGGATTGTTACCTATCTCATCAACAGTAACTGGCGGCCCTTGCCCCGTCAACATACGGCGCTCAAGGTTGTTTTCTTCCTGGTCGTTGGCAGCCTTTGTCTGCTCATTGTGCAGCCGCGACGTGCGCTGCTGGTTCTGCCACTGCATATTCATCTGCTGACGCAGTGCCTTTACCGCCGCCGTACGGCGCACCACATCATCAGCAGGCACAGTATCCATTATGTGTTGGAGACCTTGCGCCATTCCCGGTACTTGCGAGTCGGGTAACTCGCCTTGTTCAAGTGGCGGCAGCGGAAAATCGAGCTTCGGGATGGGCTTCAATAAGACATCAGGACCAGCAGCGACTGGCGTGACTGCAGGAGTTGGCGAAGCCGCCACGGGCGCTGCGGACTGTGCCCGTGCAACTTGCGCCATCAGCGCCCCCGGATTCTTTGCATGTATTCCGTCATCCGCCACATTCGACGGTCCAATGTCTCCCGCAAACGCCACCCCATTAGATTGCGCCAGCTGCGCCAGCTGCGCGTTGCGCCCCTGCAAAAACGGCGCAGTTCCCACTCCAAGCAGCGTCACACTCTTAGCACCAGCATCTTTCAATCGTTTGATTTGGTTGTCGATATGTGCCAACTCGTTGTTGTTGAGCGGTCCAGGATCAGTGATGTTTGATGCACCCGACGACAGTACTGCATTGGAATCTTTGATCTTCGAGTCGGGCGTGTGTTCGAGCAGATTCTCAATCGCGCCGGGAGCCCATCCTGCGACCGCCGTGCTGTCATCCTTACGGTCGAAGTTGTGCTCGACACCACCAACGCCCGCCTTGCGGATCAGGTGCGCCGCGATGCTATCACCGAAAGCGGTGTACGAAGTTCCACCAGCAGGCGGTTTCGATGATCTGCCACTATCAAGTGCTTTTGAGCCGACTCCTGTAAACCCCGTTATCCCAAGAGCCTTAGCACCGTTCCATTCCCCCCAGCCATTCCGGGCGATATATCTTGCAGCGTATTTTATCGTCTCATCTTCATTTTTGGGGTCAAGCGGATCAAGTCCTGTGTCAGCTTGGAATTTATTCCCAACGCCGCCGCCTGTATAGAGTTGGAACGCGCCGCCTGACTTGCCGCCATCCCCCAAGAACACGCCGAGTCCTTCTGCACCAGCAACTTTGACTGCAAGTTTAGGATCAATTCCAGCAGCTGCAAACTCACGTTCTATTACAGGTATTTTGTTTCGTGGGTCTGACAACGCACCGCCAGCCGACAGCTGTGACCCGTCAATAAGCCCTGCATCAATCTGCGCTTGCACCGCTGCCGCCTGAGTTCGATACCGTTGATGCAACTGATTATACTCATCTCCGATCAGTGCATCACGGTTCTTGTCCAGATAATCCATCGCGGCCGCTGGGTTTTTCTGCGAGATTCCTTCTACCTTCATCTTCACATAGTCGCCGCGAATTTTCTGCTGCATCGCGTTGACTGCATCAGGGCTATTCTGCGTCCCTTTGAGACGCAGCTCTTCCATCCCGGCATCCATCTGCTTAGCGATGTATGCGCTTTCGGCTGCCGAATCATCGGTTGCAATCGCTTGTGCAAGTCCTGTTGTGGCGTTCTGATATTTTGCCTTATTAGTCTCGCCCTGATATACTTTGAACTGTTGATCGTAATGCCTACCAGCCTCTTCCAGTGCAAAGGCGTGTAACCGTCGTGTTTCAGCATCAAATTGTACCTGTTGACGAGGGTTCTGTAGAGTGCTGCGTATATCATTTCGTAATTTTGATAACGCAGTAGATACTTCAGGAAAAGCCTTTATGGCATCTTCTCCGCTTTTTCCCATAAATCCGGTATCACCTGTTTCCGGATCGCCGGTAAATAACTTGGTTTTACCCTCCATATATTTATTAGATGCTACGTCCGACGCCACTTGATTGATAAGTTCCTGTCGGCGGATAACCTCTGCTGACAGCGTGTCCGCCGCCGTCCCCACAGTGTGCCCAAGTTGGCTCTCCGCCGCACCCACCTGCGCACCAAAGGCTTCAGGTCGCGCCTGAATATCTTGATACCTTGACGGAACCCCGACGTTCGGTTCTACAGACGGTATCGGGTTGTATGGGAGACTTCCAGCGAGTACGGGCATCAGAACACATTCACCCCTTCTGTCTGGTATCGAAGCCACTTATCTGAGAACGACGATGCGCCACCAAGCAGCGAACTACCCGCTCCGATCACCCCTGCTGTCATAGCGTTCTTCGCTGTCATGGTATCAAGCTGCGATTGTGCCTCGAAGTTTGATGCCTGCGCCGTATAGGCGCGCGTCTGCGCGAGTGCATTGGACATCACCGTTTCGGTATCGAGTCGTCCGACGTTCGCAGCCCCTTCCCGCACCGTCACAGGCGATCCAACTCCTGTGTCGATACCACTTGCTCCTTGCCCCGCCTCAATAGCGCCAAGAACCGCCTTGTTCTTCATGTCCTGGCGTTGCGCGCCCACGCCACCAGCCGCCGCCGAATACTGCGCGTTTTGCTGCGCGATTATCTCGTTATTGCGCGCAACACCAGCCTGATACCGCGCCGCATTGGATTGGGCTATTCCGGACGTGATAGCGCCAGCGGCACCTACGCCAGCACTAAGTGCTGAACCAGCTAGAGCAATTGTTCCAAGGGATACAGGGTCCATTAACAATTACTCCAGATGAAACGTCATGAGCCCATCTTGCGGAGCATCAAGACTAAACCCGAGCCACTCTAACCACCTAACCGAACACTCAAAATCTACCAACACGACTCCATGCAGGCTCTTAAAATGCTGCCGCAACAACGTCAGGGCTTCACGAGAATGCCGCAAAAACGTCACTGGAATATCCGCGATATGGCGTGATCCGAGTAGCCAAACCAAGGCTGTATCATCAAGTACGCCAGCGCAGCGAGCGCCGTACATAACAACAGGCCGACTATCCACAAGTCCTGTATAGCACACAAGACTGCGCGCCACTTCTTGTGTGATGATATGTTCTGGCAAGTCGCCGATTTTGGCACGCTCATGCTCCCGCAGGTTTTCACAGATCTCCCTTACGTGCGCCAGCGTCGTTTCTACGATCTCCACCTTCACATCACATCTCCCTGCGCCACCTCGGGGATAATTGCGAGAACTGTCGCCGGCAACGGATAATCCTGCTGAACACAAACCGACCCGACCACGTTGAAAGAGGGATCAAGCACTATACGCTGATCTCCAAAAGTTAGTCCAGCAATGCTGGTTGTCGGCCAATATTCTCCTGGATCGGTTGACGAGGTGCCTTTCTTCCACTCACGCAGCGTCAAGAATGTCGTGCCGTACTTCACGCGCGCCGCATCCTTCACTCTGATGGTCGCCGCAGTTACTTTCTTGCGTTTACCCTGTATGGTAGCCTCACCGGCGTCGAGATAAAGGGTCTGCAACTGACACTGATACAGAAGCCCGACCACCACCGAAGAGGCAGCTGTTGTCAACGTGATTGCGCCGGCACTGACTGTAAAGGGGCCTTGCACCGCACCATCAGCGAGCGCGTAAACCTGAAATCCATTCAGATGCGCTAACCCGCTCACTGTGGTAACTATCGGGTCGATGCGCCAAAGCCCATCAAACGCCCCAAGCAGCGGCGGCCAAGAAGGGAAGTTCGGGTCAATAGCTGCCGTTACCACAGTCGAGCTTGTATAACCCGTAATAACAGCTTTTGCTCCACCAAGACTGCGTATAACCTTAGTTCCAACATCCCCTGACGAGAAACTAGCACTTCCCGCTGTAAACGTGGCCGTTCCCGTCGGCTGTGAAACGGTAAGCGTACGGGCCGACACCCAATTAGCTACAGTACTAAGCGCCGCATCAAGACACCAGCAATCCTCAATCGAATTGTACTGCTTGTCAACCATACGCTCTACAAACCGCGTTCCCCCGCGGTTCACTACCAAATATACAGCATCTATGCTCCCTTCATGAACAACAGCTACATCTTCTATTATCCCGTTGGTGTCGTGGTGTGCCCACCCCAAGACTTCCTGCTCTTTGAAATACGTCAATGAGAGTGCTGAACCGTCGTCGCGCCGCGCCCAAACTATCTTTGTAGGACTGTCTTGATACGCCCATGCCGAGATAGTATGTGGGTAAAACAGATGATTGGAAAACGCCGTTATGTCTGTTCCCGTGTATATGTTAACGAAGAAGTTATATTGCAAATCGCGAACCACCGATGACCCCAGTTGAACGTAGAGTATATCATAATTGATAACTATGGGATGAATGTCAGCACTGCCGTAGTACGATTGCGGAACTATAACAGCGTTCGACGGTGTAACAACAGCCGGACTCGATGGCGATGACGAGCCGCCCGTCAGTTGCACAATCCCTGAATTAGTCCCGATAACAAGGCCGCCGGGCATTGTCTGGAGCCACAAGATGTCACCGACCTGCGAAGCAGCTATCGTGAAGGCGTATGAGTCGTTATCTACGGTCGGGTTTGAGAAGGTGAAGTCGGCGAACTTTCCAGGGCGGCTGCCCCATAACGTACTCGGAAAGTTGAGGCTTGATGCGTAGATTTGCCGCTGCTGGAATAGCCCAACCACATCAGGATCCAGCCCACTCGTAGCACCTATTGACAGCGTGGCCGTGAAAGTCGTACCTCCGCCAGCTGCAGCTACCGTGGGCGCTGTGTAGTCATGACCTGGGTTCCTGATATATATTCCTATTATCGAGCCTACACCACCAGCTGTGTTATTGCTTATTATAGGAAAGAGCTCTGCGCCCGCGCCCGTCGCGTCGGTTACGTTGAGTGAAGTTCCACTGACCGGCCAGTCAGCGGTGGATGCACTTATGGCAAATCCGGTGATCTTCCCTGGCGTGAACGGATCGTCGAAGGTTGGAGGCGCCTTGGTAAAATCCGCTACTATGTTGCTGTCTGTAAACGAAGGGCCGTATGAGAAGCCCGCAAAGCCAAACTGTGACTCGAGGCCGGGCACTTTTGCACCAGGGGCGGGCAGCGCCTTATACACCTTGTAAAAACGCGCCCCAGCTACCGCGTTCCAAAAGATACTCGCAGTTCCCTGCGTCGTGGCTATATCTATACCTGTCGTACCTCCATAATTCGACGGCAAGCTCTCATTGCCGTTCATATCAACAGATGTTACAACGTACAGATAGGTTGTGTTTTGCGGGTCGGGAGACCCTGCTGGCAGCCCTGAAATCGTCACACCACTTATCGTGGGCGGGCCTATCACAGGCGTAACGGACACTGGGGTTAGTGTCCAGTTTGTGTCGGTTATCCGTGATAAAACCTGCCGTTTATAGCCGTGTCGAGTTATCCACATTTGATCGGCTATCTGCGAAAAATGCAGGAACGGCAGGTCGGCCTCCGCGTAGGGCGTGTCGATTGTGTATGGGGAACCTGTGAGGATAATAAATCCGGCGTTGCTGGAGTTCGGATACGGCGGGGTGCCAGGATTTTTGATAAACCGCATCTTGCCCGCCGACAGAACGAGCATATAGGTTTGACCGATCGTGGCTGAGAACTGAAACGGGATAAGGCGGACCTGCCCTGTCGTGGCAGCCTGCCCCATATACTGTGTGCCGGGTCGTGAGCTTGCGCCGCCCTTGTAATCCACGTAAAAATTGCGCATGATCGCGGCGGCCTGATGGAACTTCGCGAGATCAGTCCGCCCGTAGAGACTGGGCGAAATCTCGCCCGCCGCAAACGTGTTCTGGATCAGGGATACTGGGGCTTCACGGTCGGGCATCTAGTACGCCCCACCCGCATCCTCGACAAACGGCATCGACGCCCAAGGCATCCACAACGTTCCCGGACCCGACCAAGCCGCCCCTGCCGTCCGCGCCCTTATCCAGTCTGGTGTGTGATCCGCTATTGTCCAGCCTTCATCACCGTCACGTACTCGCGCAGCGTCAAGCGCACCCTTCGCTATCGAGATGTTGTCGGCGCGCACAATGCGCGCCTCTCTCTTATCCTTGATAACCGCCATCGCAAGCCGCGCTGCCAATACCGCCACCATGGCCTGCTCGAAGAGGGGGTCCCAGGCATCAGGATACATCATCATGCCAGTGTAAACAAGCGATGCTGTGAGCTGGTTCGTGAGGATTACACGAGTCTGTTCCGGATCGTGCCCTTCGATCTGATCCCATTGAGATTCGATCGGGTTGGGTATACTGAAAGAGGCGACAAGGAACGGCGCAGGTGACGCCCATGTAAGGATGTTGCCCACCACTGTCTGATCGGTGCGCGGCACAAATCTCGCGTGAACACAGTCTGTAGGCCATTCGTACATATAGGACCACGGCCCGGGCACACCTGTGAAGGCGGCGTTGATCCCAGTCACATCCCCTATCATAACCAGCTTTTCTTGCTTTCGCGCAAAGTTCCAATGCGCCGCGCTCAACAACTGGCGCAGCGTCGGGTCATAAATCCGCAATGCGGCCATCGCCGCGTCCGTACCCTCACTCAGATCGCCAACGTCATATTCATCGAACCCGCACTCGTCAAGCGCGCGGTTCACAAGATCAACTGGGAGGGTTGGCATTTTGCTGCTGCCCTTTCTGCCGCGCCAGTTCTGGTGCTAACTCGACCGCGAACTTCTTCGCAAGTGCGTCCACAATGATTTCTGTGAAGTCGTTGTGCCAATTATCTGGATCAAGAACCGCCGCTATGTAGGTTATGATGGCATCAGGGTCGTTGCAGAGAATCGTCCGCGCGTTGTTCGCCGGGTCGAAATGGAGTCTATACGACCGAAAAGTGGGACGCCATTCTGGCAAGAACGCCGGCCTGGTCTTTACCTGAAGCGGTATCACACAATCAGCAGGATATTGATACTCATACAGCCAAGGCAACTCTGGATGAATAGCGCCATCCCACGGAACCGTGTAATTTGCCGTGCCGTTAATGATATTAGGAGCGCTTTTCATCAGCGCAAGAATCCCATCACGCCGCGCCCACGCCGGTTTCAGCGTATGGAAGAAATAATCTCGGGTCTGCTGCCACTGGTCAAGCGCCACCCGCGCCGCTACACTACCCTCGGCAATGTTGCCGATATGACGCTTATACCCGATCAAGTCCAGAGCTTGGTTGCAGACCGCCTCGATGGTCATGAGTCCCTCATGTTAGCAATACCGGCGAAGCTCAACGCCTCCGATAACTTCTCCCTTGACGCCTCAATCCGATTTTCGAGTGCAAACGCCAGGGCACTACCAAGCAGCCGCGTATACGCCTCAGTAAAGATCGAGTCCCAAAAATCTTCGAGAACCTCGACGGTCGCAAGAACACTAGATGCCGCGACCCGCGTTACGATCTGCCGCACTCCAGGTACAAGACTAGTCGCCATTACGTTCCATTCAACCGGATGCGGGTCTAACGGGTTGTAATCGGCTGGAATAACTTGCCGTACCCGAATAATGTTAGGGTATTGATAAGCGAACAACCACGCCGGGGGCGGATTCCCTGCCATAGCTACCAGTGGAATTTGGAGCATCGACCAATCATAATCACCCTCGTACAAGAGGAAGTTACGAAGTGGTACGTAGAGAAGGTTTGCGTACAGCGCTTCCGTCGAACCATCCGTCATCGACGAAATCTGAGATCGCGAGCCGATCTGAGCAAGCGCCCGATTGGTTACATCAACGCTTGTTGTCATGGGAACCCCGAAACGCCAGTGCAGATGTAGCTGATTCTATACGTTCCCGGCGTTGTCAAAGAGCCTGCGCCCGTTGACCAGTTAAAGTTCGATTCTGTAACTGAATGATTTGCAAGAAAATGCGTAGTGGTCGCTGGCCACGCCTGGGGATTGGGAAAGCTCGCGGCCCCATCCGGCCGTAAGATACATACACTGTCATACTGCCCCACATTGTCGCCATAGGTCAAGTTTATCGTGCCCGTACTAGCTGGAGCGGCTCCCGTCACGACGGTAAAGTTTCCGGAGCGGCTAGTCGATCCAGAACCTATAGTAACTACCGCGCCCGTCCCGAAACCAGTCACAGCAACTGTGGGCTTACCCAACGGCGAATAGAGGCCACCATCTTGATCCCAACCAGCCGAACTTCCGGGAAAGAAAGTAGAAAGGCCGCCGATTGTCTCAATCGTACTATTGCTCTGCGCCTTATACCGTATGCCTGTAACGGCACCGCAGCCTGAAAAACTTACGAAGTTAGAGCTCTCATAGATGACGCCGTTCTGTCCAACCTGTGCAAACGCACCGCTAAAACCAGGAGTCCCCACACACGACACCACTTTAGCTACTTCGGTAAATTCAATGTGCCCGCCTAGGATAGCGGCTTCGTGGTTCACGGCGCTACCTGAGATGGTGTAATTTGAGTTTACGATGATTGTGGAACCGAACTCAGCGTGCATGTGATCCGCTGCAGTCGTGGTAAAATTTACGTCGTCGTTGATACTGATGATCCCGCCACTCTGTGGGAAAACGGCGTTTCCTCCTGACGAGCCAATCGTCATCTTAGCGATACCCAAGTAACAACCATGCCCTGCGACTAAAGTTTCTCCCGCAGAGGTCACGGTCGTTGTGCCGGAAGAAGCACCTGTGATAAGGATATACTCCGGAACGACTGAGCCAATAGCTGTACCTGCGGCCGGCCCTGAACACGAGATCGTACCTGAGTACGTACCTGCAGCAAGGCTTATGGTTATCTGGTTAGCCTTGCCGTTGTAAAGTGTGAGGGCATGATTGAGTGCATATTGCGCGGTTAGGCATGGAGCCCCAACCAAACAATCCCCTGTATCGGTTCCACCTGTAGTGACGAATAGAGTTGTTGGCGCGTTCAGTACCGACAAGCCGCTATCCTGTACCAGTGTGCCGCTGGTGTTGTTGAAAGTTAGGATATGCCCGATAGTTGAGCTGTTCGGACCAAGTATGTTGCCCTGCCCGGTGCCAGGATAGTCAGAAAGGCTGCCATTCACGTTAAACGTGAGGGGCAGCGTCGAGGCGCCGCCGAAAGACCCCCACGTCACAAGTCCGTGACTCGCATCAATACCAAGACATAGCTGATGATATCCTGCTGTAGTCAGGGCATCATTTATGCACATGCCTTTGCCTGAGGCATCTGTTACGCTGAACGGGTTAAGTCCTTTACCGAGGTTATCTCCCAGGACTCCTCCAGGATCACCAACCGCATGATCCTGTGTCCAGCGCGATATACTGCCGGGAGTTACCGCGCCGTTCTGTCGAACAGCCTGTTGCCCCCACGAGGCGCTGGTCCAAAACAACGCCAGGAGAAAAGCTAGCCGTTTCACTTCTTCATCCTCGCTGGCGCCCCGTCAGGCTTCGGTTCGCGACGGCGCGTATTAAACCCTGGTACGAAGTCCTTCTCCCACCCGTCCTCAAGATTCATATCTTCGATAGGATTCATCGAGGCTTCGTTAGTGGCAAGACGCGCCTGCTCAAGACCTATCATGGCCTCAGCTTCCTCATCAAGGGGCTCCATCTCGAGTGTCGGCCACTTCACTTTGTAGGGTGTGCCATCGCCGACGATGGTGCCTTTCTGCTCACCGAGCTGATCGTTCTCTTTATCGCCGGGCAGCCAATGATCGCCTTCGAGATAATGTGCGGATAAGAGACGGTACTTAGCCATGTCAGGCTCCTTTGACGTAGGGTATCAGCGGGTCATTCGGAGATACCGAACCTGTATGAGGCGCCCAATAGTGATCTGGCGGCGCACATGGCATGTTCGGCTCTGAGCAACACCCTGACGGAATCTCACGTGTGGGATGAGGCTGTGGCGGGTTCCACGTCATCGGCCGCCCCATATTCTCAGGTCGGTTCAAAAGAACCGGGGAGCCGTCGATGTGACGGCCCCCCGGCAACGACTCGGCCGTAATCGCCATGCGCCAGTCCCAACACCGCATCGACTTAACGCGGCTGACTGCATCATCATCGAGCGGGTCCATATCGGGAGTTGGCAACAGATCTCCATCTACCACAGCCCCCGACAGCAGGTAGACTCCATCTATCACGTGCGGCGCAAGAAGGCGATAACGGGCCAAGTCGTGTCTCCTCAGTTAGGGTTTCGCGACGGGTTTCGGTGTGGCGGGCTCGGGGCCAGCGTCCTGTTTGAGCTGAGCCAGCTCCCGTTCCTGCATCGGCGTTCGGGAAGGCAAGCCCTCCAGAAGCGCGATTCGGTCCAGCACATCTTGTGGAACGGCCACCTCGCGCCGTCCCTTGATAGGCCAGTCCACACCACGCTCCTTCGCCTGCTCCGCGCTCACCGGCTCCGCAGCTCGTTCGGCGGCTTGTGCCTCTTCGAGCGCCTTGCGCTGTGCAGCTCGCAGCGCCATTTCAGCCTCGAAGTTCTTCACCGCCTCGTTTTCGTCAGGGACCGACACCGGCTGTGGTACGATAAAGACCGGAGCAGGTGCCGGCGCGTCCGGTGTGGCCGCTGCAGCTGGTTTTGTGGTTTCCATGGTTGCTCTCCTTCGATGTACATGAATGGACGGTCCATACGTGTACATCAGTTGTTAATAGTGATACCCGGCGGATAGCTGATTTGGTCCTGCCGATCCAGCACAATCGCGCCGAATATCGTCCCTGTCGAATGGGTTCCGGCCGTGACGTACTGCAGCCGCAAGAACCGCGGCAATGCCTGTGCTGCCGTGGGTGCAAGCTCGGTCGGCAACAAAATGCGTGGCAGGTCGATTGCGAGGAGCAACCGGCCAGCGACCAGCACCGCTTCGAGCAATGTCCCTGTCGTAATCATCGTTGTGTACGAACCAGGGTTCCCGGTTCCGTCATCCGGGGCACCCTGAATCTGTACCTCCAACGACGTACCCACGGTGAACGTCGCTGTGACAAGGATGAGGACTTTGAGCGCCGGATCATCCCCGATGCCCATATCACGGGCATTAAGGAGGTCGAGCACATTCGTGCTCTGCTGCGTCCCGGTAGTGGGAGTATCCACATTGACGGCGCCTGCCGTGCCTGTGAATTGAAGGGCTCCATCTAAGATCATGACCTATCTCCTCTTTGCGCGGCGGTTAGGTGATACGGGCTTCGGTGTTCAGGATCGCGTCAACAGTACGGATCGGAACTCCACGGAAGGTCGTTACAACCTGTCCTTGGAACTCTTCCATCCGCAGCAAGACGTTCGTCTTGTTCATCGCCTGCAAATCCAAGTAAGTACGAAGCACACGATTGCAGTAGATGACTGTGCGGCCCATTTGTCCCTGAATCGTTGGGGCATCCGAAGTCTGCACACCAGACATCATTGGCGAGGCTGTCGGGAGACGATACAGCCCACGAACAAGGCCATTGATCAGATTTGCTGCCGACGCACCGTTCAGCAACGTAACGTCGATGTTACACAGCCGCACGGTATAACGCCAATCCCGAAGGGTGAGACCGATCTCCCATTTGAAGTGGTCTCGATAAGCCTGATACGTGTTCAGGGCGGCATCTTGGACCGGCCATTCACCCATATCGCGGTGCTGCAACCCGGTAATCTTCCCCTTCGGGAAAATGCCGTGTAGCGTCTGAGCACCCCACGTCGCGATCCACAGCGATGTATTCGTAGAGCCGGTCCCGCCCATGTCGATAACCTGTACGGCGGTCTGTGCCGTCGCAGCCGTTACCGTGTTGTAGCGCGGGGCAAGACCCATGAACCGTTCCGGGTTCACGCCAGTATTCCCGTACACCAAGGTGGTCGCCACCTGCTGGTTCATACCTTCCAGAAAGGCCGTGACCTCCGACATACGGAACTCGGCGGTGTTTCCATTCAGATCGGCGATGTCTTTATCGACGACCGAATAGACCTCCAAGTTTCCGCAGGTATCCACGATCGGCGCTGTCGTGGATTTGGCGTTCGGCACGCCATAGTTCAACAGGCGCCACGTTGCCTGTGGGAGACCTGTCCGCACCGTGGTTTTATGCCCGGTCGGCAGATTGCCCTCGACCACCAACATGTCGAGCAGAATCTCGTTTGTCTGCGAGAGCAGCTCGACAATACTGGCGATTTTGTAATCATCGTCAAGTCGTTTCGCCCAGTCCGCGTAGGTCAGGGCGGTTGCACCAAGAGTTGCCATTTAACGTCTCCTTAGAGCTTCGGACCTCCGGTGTGGGGCCCATCTTGACCGTAGATCGCCTGAGCAAGGCCCGGACGAGTGTTACTCAGTGAGCCGTCTTTGCTACGAGCGGCTGGGTCGCCCGAAACCGATCCGCCCTCTGATAGGCGCTGCGCCCACCGATAAAGAGTGCGAACTACTGCCGGGTTGTTTCCAGCTCCCGTAAGATTGAGGGCTTCACGGAACTTCGGGTCTGAAAGCTCTGCGTTATCAAGCACCTTTGATACTGTCTGCTTGACCTCATCGAGTTTAGCCCCGCCGATTTCAGGGTCACCTTTTATCTCGGTGACCCAGTCCGTCTGCTGTTTATCCCATCCACCATAGAGTTTGTCCATGTTCGTTTTCATGGCGGTCGCCGCAAGTTCGACCATCTTCTGTGCTTGCGGTCCAGTTAGACCCGGAATCTCTTTCGCGATGTTCTTGAACTCATCGAACTGTTCGCCAGCCTCGAACCCCTCAGGAAGCGTGAGCTTTTCCGGGTCGAAGGCGTCGGGTGGCGGCGTGTCGCCACCGAGCAGCGAAGCGTCCGGCTTCTGATCGTCGTCCGCCGTGCTAGGCGGCGTCGGCTCCGCTGGTATCGTCGATACTCCCCCGCTCTGTGTCGGTCCCGGCGGAGTCTGAATCGGGGCTGGATCTGACATTGTGCTCTCTCAACATTGTTAGGTACAGGTCGGGGGCAGCTTCCGTGAGGTCTGCACCGAGGCGCAAACCGATGTTCCGTTCGCCTTCAGCGAAGGCCATTGTGAGGGCGTTGTGGGCGAAGGATGTGGAGTATATGTGGCAGGACGCAAGGAGGTCATAGATGTACTCACGGCCGCTAGGCTCAGCCATAAATCGGGCCAGACGCTCAAGCTGATCGCGTCGCTTGATGCGCGCTTCGCGGCGCTGCTGTCTGACAATGCGTGGTTCATCTGACATCTCATCCTACGTTTTCGTTGCCGAGGATCATTTGCAGTGCATTCTTCCCGCCGCCCACGTCGGTATTTGATAGTGTCTCAGCACCCTGCGCCGCCCCCATTGCGGCCTGCCCGGCTTGTGCCATTTGCTGCGCCTGTTCGCGCTGCGCTGCGATAGCCTGCGCATCTTTGGTTGGCACGATTATCTTCGGTGACACGCCGAGGGCATCACCGTACTCGTCCATCGTTTCGTAGGCGTCGAGCTTGTCCAGCACCGTGGGCACGACGCCGGCCAGCGAACCGGCAAATCCCCAAATCTTCTCTATGGCAGCTGTCGCGAGCCCGCGCTGCGCCATCGCCAACATAGAGATGTAATCTACTTGGATGTGAGTGGGGAGGCCGCGAAGTTTCGCTGGAGGTGGGGGCAAGAGACGCCCTCTCCACATAATTCCCCAGACTCGGTCGATAGCCTTGCTAAGCCCTTCACCAAGTATTCGCTCAAGCACCGGACCGAGCAATACCAGTTTCTCTTCGCGTCTGGCATCAATCTCAGTGGCCGTCCGCACAGTTTGCAGGTCAGTAATGCCTGTGAAGAGATCGTTGTGGAAGGTGATCTTGAGGCGCTGCTGGATTTCACGAATATCCTCCTTCATCTCACCTATCGGGGG